AGAGCATACTCAGCCGGGAGAGTTGCAGTTGCAGAAGAAGTAGGGGCAGACCGCAAAAAGTGGGATGCTACACTCAAGGCTTGCCCGATATGCCAACCTCTTGATGGAAAGATACTGCCAATTGATGAACTCTTTGATGGGGAATATGAATACCCACCAGCACACCCAAATTGCCGGTGTCTCATACAGATCATCTTGAAAGGTGAAAAAGTTTAGTGCTACAATGAATATATGACAGCAATCGAAATTCAATTTTTACTCGGACTCTATTTCTTTATTACTGCAATTCCAGTGACAATGGCAAGTCCGTTAAAAGTAACAGCAGCGGTACAATTTATTTTTGGAGTATTGTTATTAGTAGCAGTCTATTTTAATTTTTCAATCTTGGGGATGTAACCAAATATGACAAAAGAATATAATAAAGCGTTTGAGGGCAAAAACCTCAGGTCAATAATTCACATCCAAGCTGATGACAAGGGTGAGCTTCCAACAGAGCTTCAAGTATTGCCAGTTGGAGAATGGAATACAGAGTTCTACGGTCCAATGCAGGTAACCTTGTCGCATATCTCTCAAATGGTTCAGAACTTCAAAGCAGGACTTAGAAAAGCAGTTCCAGTTGATGTTGATCACGATGGTGGCAAAGCTGCGGGCTGGGTAACTGATTTAATAGATAAAGGCACTGATGGTTTATATGCCGTTATTGATTGGACTCGATACGGAAAGGATTTACTAGACAATAAAGAGTACAAACTCTTTTCACCAGAATGGGCATTTGATTATATTGATCCAGAACATGGAACCAGACATGGTTCAGTTCTAATTGCAGGTAGTTTAACCAATAGGCCACTGTTCAAAGAATTGCCATTCCTCGTTGCAAGTGATAATATGGGAAGGAAGGTCGCAAACGACTTGACAAACAATAAAACAATTGTAATACTTTTAGCAGAGGAACAAAATTCTCACCAAAACACTATGAACACAAACGACATACTCGCAAAAGCCAAAGCAGACAGATCAGAGGAAGAAGTAAAATTCTTGACTGATAATGTTGCTAGTATTACTCCCGAGCAGCAAACCCAATTAGACGAAGAAGCAAAACCAGAAGTACCTGAAACACCAGAAGTACCTGAGAAACCAGAAACTCCTGAAGTACCCGGAGAAGGTGAAGACAAAGAGGAAACTGTAATGGCCTCTGAACTTTCAAGACTTCGCAAGATTGAATCAGATCACAAAGTAGCTCAAGAACAAATGCGACATGATGCGACAGAAAAAGAAATCGGTGAAAAGTTCCTGATCGCTAAAGAGGGCGCAAGAATTACGCCAGCAATGAAAGCATCAGTTTTAGAGTTTACTTTGAAATGCAACGATACCGAGAAGAAAGACTTTTTCTCTATCCTTTCAGCTCTCACACCAGTTAAACTAGCCAATGAAGAAGGCGATCCAGCTCGTGCTGAGCTATTGACAGCAAGCGAGAAAATAGGTAATCTTGTTAAAGAGGCAATGAAGGCTAACGATAAATTGACTGTTATCCAAGCAACAAAACAGGTACTTGCAAATAACAAAGAGTTATCATTACAATATGAACAGGAGCTAAATTCTAAATAGAAATAAAATATGGCAACAACAGTAGACGGACCACGACAATCAAGATTTTCAGCAGCAGCTGACTATTCTGCAAAGCAATATTTTATTGTTAAACAGAGTGGAGATGCAACTGCAACCCTCGCTTCCGCAGCAACGGACTGGCTTTTGGGTGTCATTATGAATACTCCAAAATCTGGAGAGAATGTAGAAGTTTTCGGTCGCCAAGGTGGCGGAACCGGAAAAGTTGTTCTTGGTGGCACTGTCACTAGAGGTGCATTTTTAACAGCAGACGCAGCAGGTAAAGCAGTCGCTACCACTACAGTGGGAAACGAAGTATTGGGTAGAGCTATTCAAGCAGGAGTAGCTGGAGACATAATCGAATTTATACCTAGCTCACAAAGGTTTGCAGCGCTATCATAAAGTAAACATATGCCACAAGTAAATCAATACACCATCGACACAGTCCTAACAAACATGAGCATTGGATTTTCAAATCCAGAACTCATCGCTGAAAAGGTATTCCCAAGAATTACCGTTCAATCTCGAACAGGTTTCTATTACACGTTTGATAAATCCAAGTTCCGAGTTGAGAATGATCGCCGAACAGGTATCTCTCGCGCGCAACGAGTAGACTACGGAATGGTTAAAACAGCTTTTGGACCACTATTTGAGCATTCACTCGAAGAAGGTATTGAGTACGAAGTCCGTGACACCTATCCAACTCCAATGGACGCAAGAGCAGATGCTACCGAAAACGTAGCTGAAAGATTAGCTCTTGGACATGAAAAGGCAGTTGCAGATATCTTGACTGACACAGCAATCATTACTCAAAATGTTACTCTTTCCGGTACTGACCAATGGAATGACTTTGCTAACTCTGATCCTTTCGATGATATTGAGACTGGAATGTTAAAGATTCAAACAGAAGCAATGGTTACCGCTAACACAGCGATCATGGGCTACGAGGTATTTGCTAAACTGAAACACCACCCAGACTTGCTCGGTAGAATGGCTACCTCTAGTATTCGTGTGCTAACAGAAGATTTACTCGCTGCAATTATCGGTGTTGAGCAGGTGCTTATCGGTAAAGCAATGAGAAACACTGCTAACGAAGGTCAAGCTGACGTGATGGGATATGTCTGGGGTAAAAACTTCATTCTCGCATACGTTACCGCAACTCCCGGAATCAAAAAGGTGTCTCTTGGATACACTTTGACTCTACTTAACGGAAGAACCGTTGATCGATGGGATGAAACTTGGAATAAAGCTGAGTTCGTTCGAGCAACCGATTACTACGAAGCCAAATTAGTTGCAGCAGTTGCTGCTTACCTCATCAAGAACGCTATAGGTTAATGAGTATTAGTTCAATTATACGGAAACTAAAACTATGAATTTACCAAGACAACCATGGGAAAAGTATCAAGAAGGACAGTCGTCTTTTGGCTATCTACGCCGGCAAAAGTGGACTGATGCACTTGCACTTTCTACAACTCGACTAACCACAGCTCAAGCTACCTCTGCAGCAATTACAACTGTTACAACTTTTACAGCACAGCCTGACTTTGCCCGACAAATTACGATACTCCCCGGAGGCACAACCGCTGACGTTAAAGCTGGTGATTATGTTATTACTGGTACAAATATTCGTGATGAAGTTATTACTGATACATTAGTATTTGCAGATAACGCTACTGCAGCTCAAACTTCCGTAAAAGCTTTTAAAACCGTTACTTCAATTGTATATCCAGTTCAAGATGGAACAGCAGCAACCTTTGCCGTTGGTATAAATGACGCACTTGGTCTTGATCGATGTATGAACGCCAACGAAGTTATATTAGTAACCGTTTCAGCAGGAACGTTTGAAACAACTCGACCAACTGTAACTTTCCACGCAACTGATGTTTCAAGGAATACCATTGACCCAAATACAGCGTTAGATGCAGCCAAAGACGTGACTTGTGTCTTTGTCTCCACCGAGAGAACCACCAAACAGGGTTCTTCAGCGTAATGCTTGACAACCTAGTATAAATTGAGTACTATTACACTATGTTAATTGCAAAATCTTCAGTAAAACACGACGGACAGCTTTATAAAGCAGGTGAAGTTATTCAAGGTATCTCTGAATATCAGGCGCAAGTTCTCATTGATGCGGGTGTTGCTCAATCAGATTCAGAAGCTAAAGTACCACAAGCACTTGAAGGTGATTCTACAGAAACCGCACAAGAAAACAAAGATCCAATGGAAGGCGTTGAGCCAACCGTAAAGTGGTCAAAAACTCGCTTACTGGGATTTGGTCGCGCAAAAGGTGTTGAACTAGATGACACAATGACACGCTCAGAAATCTTTGAGTTAATCCAAGCCAGCGCAACTGATGAAGAAGTTGAAGATTCCCAAGAAATAGAAGAAGGTGGAGTAATCGGTGGCTCACAATCTCCAGCTTCAACCTCAACTCCTCAAAACTAATTGACTTCTTTTCAATATTCTCGTATCATTTATTCATAGGCTAATTTGAAGTGCCTGCTATACGCAAACAACTACTATGAAATATCCAGTCAAACGATACACTCAAACAGTAACCATCCTCGCTGACGGCACAACTGCCAACGCTGACACTACCGCATTATATGGCTTCCTAGTAGGTGTTAAAGCAGTCGTTCCGGCTCTTGTTGGCACCACAACCCTCACTATCACGATTAAAGACGCCAGCAGTTCAGGCGCAACTATTTACACCAAAGCCACAATTGCTGAGGGCGCATCATTTGCAGCTTTTATTGATGCAAATAACTATCCCTTGAGAGTACCGCTAGATGGGGTTCAAAATATTACTGTTACGGCAAGTAATGCTCAAACAGCAGCAGCAGCACCAATTCCAGTTGTTTTATTGCTTGAAAGATAAGTATGTACACAGCACACATCACAGACGTTAAAACAGACGAAGCTAATACTATTGTTGGGTTTATTTTAGAAAGTGGAGATATTCAAGAAGTTCGCTCATTATCCTTTGATGGATATATGAAAAGCGCCGAAATTAGAAAAGAAATTAAAAAGTATCTTGATTTATTTAACGCAGAGCAAGAAAGTGCTAAACTAGATAGCAAGCGTAATACAGAACAGTTGAAAGAACAAAAAAAGCTAGATACAATGAGAGAAGAACTTGTAAGCGAAGTTATAGAATAATATGAATAACAATACACTACGAGGCAGATTCCAACTAAAACACAACGTTCTTTATGAGTTAAAGGACAAAGACGGTAACGTAAAGCCAGTTTTTACTGAAAACAAACTCGGTCAGTCTATTCTTCGTTTCTTCCGCAAGTTTATTTCACCTATTGATGAGAGCGCGCAGGTAAAAGCAGGGTTTTTGAATCACATCGCAGCCTATGGTATCCAAATCCCAATCATTACCGGGAGCTGGGGCAATTCTCGGTTAATTTCTAACTTGACCACCACGACTGGTAAAGCTGGCGTAGCTTCTCGTATCAATGGCTCAGGTGCAGAGGCAGCCTTTACTTTTATTGGAGTAGGA